GCCAACAAATTCCAAGCAAGCTTGACGGGACGGTCATACGACGCAGTGCAAGTCTTCCTGTCAACATGATGCGAAGTAAAAGGAACAACGTCAGAACGCTGTAGGACAACGTCTCTGCTCTTAGTCCCGAACTTCGCCGCAGCAACAGGGTCAAAGCCCTTGTCAGCAACCATATCGTCACCGTTGCTGACAACCTTAGTAGCGCCACAGACCTTAGCCTGTGAATGGCGTGTAAAAGTATTGTCAGCGGTGGTGGAACTCTGGCCGGAAGTATTCACACCTTCCTTGTTGCAGCGCCACACGTCTCCCTTACACTCACACAAATGCTTATAATTCAAATGAGCAAGAGTCATGATAAGTCCCTGAACAACAGGGTCTTTACACGAAAGACAGCGCCGCCGCGCATGGTTAAGATGCGCCTCCTTGTGCATGGTGAAATCCCACATGGAAGCGTCGCACGTTAACAACTCATCTTCGCCCTCAAACATGGAGTCGAAGGCAGCACAGAGGTGCTGTATACCCTCATCGTGATGTCCCATGCCGGCAGCGGAGTGAAACTTCGCACCAGACTGGTAATTCTCAATGTCACGGGCATTAAGCGCCTTGTGGAGGAGCTTCTGAACAAAACAATCAACAAGTGAGTTGATCCAAATCATCCTGAAACGTTTAAGCTTGGCTTTCTTAGGAGCATGAGGCTCCCCCTTAACGGAAAGCAGCAAGACGTCCTTCAGACCGTACCGAACGCACTGTTCTGGTGTGTAACCAGAAACAACGTCCTCATGTATGATCATTAGGATCAGCCTGCACTGAATAAGATCGACAAGCGTCAGAAACAACTGTGGATCAGCAGCCCACTGCTTCTTGCTCTGAGCGCGAAACCGCGCAGAAACCCCAGAAGACGAGTCTGCCATAGTGGCTGCAAGCTTGTACCACCCCTCAAACCCCTGTTCAAGGTGGGTAGGGAGGACAGTGGTATCAAAGTCCTCACATCCAACCTCGAGGGCGCGCTCCCAATCAGCCTTAGTGGCGGGAGGGGAGCGCACGTCAGCGAGTGCAGCGTGCGCAGCCATAGAAGCAAAAATGTTCGCACGAGTGTTCTCAGGTGTGACCCAGTCCTCGTCTTCACAGCCAAGGTCCTTGATCAGCGCCCTGAGCGCATCAGAACGCTCTTTGGCAACCTCGTTCAACGGCTTGGCCTTCTTCTTACGATCGGGAGTCGTCGCGGATTTTACCCCATCGACGCGAAACTCACCCACCTTGTCAAAGAAGGCTGCGCCATTCTCATCAGGAAGCGAATCATCATACTGGGCCCAAAAGGGCTGAACTGAATTCATGTAATCACGATAAACAGCAAAAGAATCAGAATTAATGACGTAGTCGTGCACAGCGGACACACCACTGCGACTGACAGCATCCTTCAAAGTTGAAACGAAAGAAAAGTCAGCATTAATCACTTGCTTCTTCACAGTAGCAAGGTCAAATTCAGTGGCGAACAGAGTGGCAACAAAAGCTAACTTACATCCCATCCCGATGGCATGCACCTGGGCAGGGGTAAACTCCTCCTCAGGAGCACTCTCGCCAATGCGAGGTGCGTCCTCGGTTTCATCAACCTCTGAGCAAACACTACCATCTTCACCGCAACAAGAGGAAAACTCGACGTTCT